TGTACTCGTTTTTCCTTAAGTAGCATAATATACAAAGTGATTCATAATATACAAAGTGATTCATAATATACAAAGTGATTCATAATATACAAAGTGATTCATAATATACAAAGTGATTCATAATATACAAAGTGATTCATAATATACAAAGTGATTCATAATATACAAAGTGATTCATAATATACAAAGTGATTCATAATATACAAAGTGATTCATAATATACAAAGTGATTCATAATATATATTCTTTTTTATAAGAGAATATATTTTGAGTACATAATTTATTTTTTAGAGAATTTTAAAAAGTTTTAAGAATATTAAGAAAATAAAAAGATTATGTACTCGTTTTTCCTTAAGTAGCATAATATAACTAATAGATCATAAATAATCTTCTAATAAGTTATAATGAATATATTTTGAGTACATAATTAAATATTTTGAAAAGTTTTAAAAGTTTTAATTATATTAAGAAAATAAATTAATTATGTACTCGATTTTCCTTAAGTAGCATAATATATTAAGAGATCATATTGTATTTTTAATAAGATTATAAGAGAATATATTTTGAGTACATAATTTATTTTTTAGAGAACTTTAAAAAGTTTTAAGAATATTAAGAAAATAAAAAGATTATGTACTCTATTTTCCTTAAGTAGCATAATATAACTAATAGATCATAAATAATCTTCTTTTTTTTACAAGAGTATATATTTTGAGTACATAATTAATTATTTAGAAAAGATTTAGAAGTTTTAAGAATATTAATGAAATAAATTAATTATGTACTCGTTTTTCCTTAAGTAGCATAATATACTAAAATATAACATATAATATTCGATAAGTTATAAGATAATATATTTTGAGTACATAATTAATTATTTAGATAACTTTTAAAACTTTTAAGAATATTAAGAAAATAAAAAGATTATGTATTCGTTTTCCTTAAGTAGCATAATATACTAAGATATAATAAAGAATATTCTTTTTTATAAGAGATTAAACTTTTGAAAACATAAAAATAATTATATATCTAATAAAATAAAAAAATTATATTACCATGACAATATTACAAATTAAAACAAATGATAGTAATATTATCAAACTATACATTATATTAATACTATATTCAATATATATACCTAAAATTTCATTATTATCTTTTGTTTTAAATTTATCAATAAAATGTTTATAATCAGTTACATTAAAAAACCCGTATAATATATTTATTGCTAAAATCAACATTGCTATAACACAGATAGCATTTTTTATATTTTCATTATTATATAATTGTGTTTGTGTACTAGCCAATAAAGCAATAGCTACTCCTGATATTGTAAAAAATGTACGATTTACAGATTCATAAATTGAAGTTTTTGATAATAAGATTGAGTTTTCTATTAACATTTTTAATATTATATACTTATATAATAATATAATAAATATTAATTCTCCTTAATTATCAAGAATAATCCTGTAAATATAAAAATTATTCCTAATAATTGATAATAAGTTATCGTTTCATTAAAATATAAATATGATAAAATTAGAGTAATTGCTGGATAACATGCAATTATTGCTGTACTAATATTTGTTTTATTATTATTTAATGATGAAAAATACCAATATTGTCCGAATACATATACAAACCCTGTTAATATAATTATTAAAATAAAATATAAAAACATTTCTTTATTTTTTAATAAATAATTAATATCTTTATTAAAATTCTTAAGATTATTACCTATAGATAATAATAAAATGCAAAAAACAGCAATTATTATTTTGCAAAAAATTAATAATGATACTATATTAATATTTGTTAATAGTAAATATTTATATAATATAGGTATAATACCAAATGAAACAGCAGTTAATATATGCGAAATCATAATCTATTTATTACAAATATATAATTATTTATAAATTAACAATCTCATAATTATCAAAGATACACAAATAGAAATTATTACTAAAAGTCTCAAAATTAACCTAATACAATCATCTAAATAAAATATTATTTCATTTATTAAAATATCATTATAATATATCTGAGCTATTTCTGTATAATCTTCTTCTTTAATATCTAAACTTTCAATTTTGAAGTCAAGCATTTATATATTTATAAATATGTATCATATCATTTTTTAATTATAAAGTAACATTTATACATTTTCAGTATCACCTAATAAATAATAAGGTCTTTCTTTTAATAATGCTTCGTATTTCTCTTTTTCTTCACATTCTATATTATATTTTTCAATATTGTATAAGCATCTATTGAATATATCTGTAATTTTTTTACATATATATGTAAGACACATACTTATTAAGTTATAATATATAATTTAAAAAAATGATATATATTTTTATATATTATATAATTATTATGACAACTGATTATATTATCTCAGAACCAAATAAATATATTGCAGGTGTTGATGAAGTTGCAAGAGGTACTTTTATTGGTCCTGTTATAGCAGCATGTGTTGTTTTACCTTCTATTTTCCCTGATGAAAAATATAAAGAAATAAAAGACTCTAAAAAGTTATCTGAAAAAAAAAGAGAAGAACTTTCAAATTATATAAAAAACGTATGTGTTACATATGGTATAGGTGAAGTTTCACATCAAGAAATAGATGAAATTAATATTTTAAATGCTACTATGAAAGCAATGCATCGTTCTATAGATATAGCATATAAAAAACACAAGTTCGATCATATTCTAATAGACGGACCTCATTTTAAAGGTTATATTCCCCCTGGATACGATGAAGATATTATTGAATACGAATGTATTCCAAAAGGTGATTCAAAATATCTGAATATTGCTGCAGCATCGATATTAGCAAAAGATTATCATACAAAACTTATTAAACAGTTAATAATTGATAACCCTGATTTATCATTATACGATATTGGAAAAAATAAAGGTTATGGTACAAAGAAACATCACGAAGCATTGATAAAATATGGTATTACGAAATTTCATCGTAAAACATTCGGTATATGCAAACAATTATAATTATATAATATTATCATAACAATCTAAATGACTCCAAGATATATTACATGCTTTAGCATATTCGCATTTTAACTTATCATTATTACTTTTATCATATTCAAGAGTATTTAAAACTTTCGGATAAACTTCGCTACATATTAAAGGAAATTTTTTATATTCTACTTTTCCTTTTTGTGTTGCACCTGTAACTGTACCATCCCCTCTAAATAAAGAATTACTTACCAATGTGTTTATATCAACACTTGTATCATCATTTAATACATCTGTAGTATTATATAATCCTGCGAGTTGGGCGTAGTTTTTTAAACTTTTACTTGCTGATATTAAAGAATCATTATAGTGTATATCATCTGGAAAACTACTATTAGATGCACTACCTTCAGTATATAAGTGAGAAATATCATTTTTTACAAGAGATACTCCATTAGTAAAGTCTTTATTCCCCGCTTTGCTAAATATCAATCCATCTTTTAACTTATTATTGTATAAATTATTTTTCATATCTCTTATAACAGATAAATCTTTACCAAATACATTTTTATCAGGAACACATTTGTGCGATAAATCTTGTTCGTTTTTTATTGCATCATATTTATAAAATGTATTATTATCTCGCAATTCTTTTCTAAGTTCATCATTTGTAGTTTCAGTTTTCCAGTAATCAGGACAAGATGATGTTGTAATACTTTTACCTATTTTTCGTGGTTTAAGTGTAAAAATAGATATAATAAGATATATTATAATAAAAATAGCACCAATAACATATGTTATAATCGCAGGTAAAAACTTATCGTAAATATATGTTCTCCCCCAATCTGTGAAAAATATTACAGATAATAACATTACTGCCGAAAAACCGTATATAAGACATACAAACCATGTGCCTTTATACATATCAAGCTTGTCAGATTTAAACTGATCGAGTTCTTTTTTATTTGGTTCAAATGTTAGTCCTGTTTCAGGATCTAATCCTAATTCATCTTCGTTGAAAGACCAAGCAAAATCTCTATAGCTACTCATATTATTCTATACTTCTATAATAATATATTATTTAAAGATTTAGTCAAACTTTGTTATTTCTAAAACCCTCAATCCTTTGTTTGATGGTAAAACAGATCTTTCTAATGGAATCGGCATAGTACTTATATCTTTGATATATTGTTGCGATTGCTTAATATTACTAATTATTTGAGGAACGCACCAAATTATAACCTTTGTATTTAAATCAAGAACTTGTTTTCCAACATTTTCAGGAAGATTCTTTCCATATTGATAATATATAGAACGCATTACAATTTTTAATTCATCATCACTTTGTCTATTTATATTGAATTCTCCACTTGTATCATTTAAAATTTTATTGCGTATCCCAGATTGTAATAAGTTTATATTTTCCATAGAAAAAAATAGTTTTGATACACCCGTACAATTCAAATTACGCGATATTATATTACTTTGATGTTCTGTAGCTTTTAAAATAGACTTTTCTAATTTATAATTATCAACTTTTGATATAGCATTAACTCTCCCATTCATTGAATTATTATCTGATATATCTAAATCTTCGTATAATTTAAAATATTCCATTCTTCTTAATATATATATTTATTTTCATTTTATATAGTAGTATATAAAAATATGACTGATTGTGAAGATATAAAATATTGTTCCATAACTTTGTTGGAAAAATATAAAGTCCTTGAAAAGTCTAAATGTCCTAAAAAAATAATAAAATTAGTATGTTCTTTCATAGATAAATTAATATTTAATTTAGCTTCAATAATATCATTGATATGTTTAAAAATAAATATTCAAAAAGTTACAAATAAAGATATAATTAAAATGAAAGACTTCTTAAATATGCGTTTAGAACCACCTTCAAAAAGCAAATCAAAAACAAGATATAGTGGAGGTGTTTTTAATACTGCCGCATTTTACGGTATTCATGAAGCAGCATATTCTAAAGATAACTTAGGAACTGATGTTATGTCAGCGGATATTCCAGCAGGTATAGCGAGACCTGCATTAGGATATAATTCATTTATTGCAAGTGGTGGGAGTGATTGTGGAGATAATATGTCAGGAGGTATTGTAAAGTTTACTGGATGTAATAAAGTTAATAAGGTCGTTAAAAGTTTATTATGCAAAATATTTAAACATTTTAAACTTGAAATTGATAATAAAAGTATAAATAACTTAACTTCAATGTTTAATAAAATATTAGGAGAGTTATTTATGAAATTAAAAAATATTAAAGGAGAATTAAATGAAACTAAAGTAAAAAATATAATATGTAAATATAAGTTTATGCATTCATTAAAAAAATGATATATAAATAAATACACATATATATTTAATAAATGCCGATTATAACATTAGATGGAAATATAGGTTCGTATAAAACAAGTATTCTTAATTATTTTCATAAATTTTACAAAACTGCGATTGATATTGAACCAGTTGATAATTGGAATGAATATTTAAAAGAAATGTATGATAGCAATAATAGTACTTATAACTTTCAAATTAAGGTTTGGCTTGACAGATGTTGGATACAAGAAAAGTCAAATTCAATTGTATTAATGGAAAGAAGTCCTTATTTTATTAAAAATGTTTTTGTAAAAAAAGCTCATGAAGATAGTACAATAAATGATGATGAATATAAAAGCTTATTACATTTCCATAAAACAACCGATGAATTATGGAAACCAAATGGTATAATATACCTTAGGTCAAATCCTTTAATGTGTATGAAAAGAATTAATAAAAGGTCGAGAGACTCAGAAAAAAATATAAAGTTTGAATATGTTGAAAGGATTCATATACTACATGAAGAAGCATATCAAAAAAGTTTAAATAATAATGAAAATATAATTGTAATTGATATTGAAAATAAAAGTATTTCTGATATATGTAGTGAAATAATATCAAGCGATATTTATTCTTCAACGATTATACAAGTATATAATAATCAGTAAGAATTGCATCTATAAATTGGTGATCTTGTACCAAGAAAACACGAATAATATAATCTTTCATAACCTTGATATTCAATCGTCGGTGAAGAAGTATGAATTAATTTTCTATTATTAAATAGTAATAAATCATTTTTTTGCCATTTAATATTAATAATATTATCTTTTTGTAAAATATATTTAGACATAAGTTCTCTATATAATTCATAACTATCTTCACGAGACAATTTATCAAATTTTGTAAAACGAAATGGTGATAACATCAATGTCTTTCTTTTTTTAGAAGAATCAGAATATACAACAAGAGATTCTCTATTTAGTATACTTGTACCTTTACTATTAATAGTATATACATCTTTTTTTAAAGAGCTAAATCCAGTATAGTCAAAATAAGAATTCATCATTTCATTATTAGTATTACTATATATAGAATTTAAATCTTTGATAACTTCTTTTAATTTATAATCAATATTGTCATAAGCATCTTCCATACTCGCAAAAAGTGTATCACCACCTTTTGGAGGTGTCTTTATCATATACATACTTGATACAATTGGTGGAGTATGTGTACCATGTCCTACAATATCTTGATGCCATACATATGCGTTTTTAAAAGGTTCGCTATATTTCAATGTAACATCTTTAATACCATGCATTTCTTTAATATAACAATTTCCACGAAGAGCTATTTGAGGAACTGTATCAATACGTGAAAAGTCAAATGGATGAATTATATCATTTGTATGTTTATTGTCAAATGTTTTACAAAAATCATAATATTCAATTGGATTAATCTTTTGATTTTTAAACATTATCAATGGAATAGAATTAAATAATTTAGTAAAGTCTGACTTTTCGATATCAGTCAATTTAGCAATATTAATATTTGAAACAACAGCATAATTTTTTCCAATAGTAGGAAATGTTACTTGATAACAATTAGAATAATTAATAATTGATAGTAATATTACGATGTTAAGCATATTATTGTAATATAAATTACAATAATATTATCAATTTTTATAAATAATGAAATATTATTTTTGATAAAATTAAAAGTCTCTTAATTTTCCAATGGATTCTATTAGATTTTTATTATTAGTTCCTGTAAAAGATAATATTTCTGTAGTATTTTTTAAAAAGATAAAATGAGGTATTGATTGAATATTATAACTATCACTAATTTCACGTCCTTCCTCTATATCAACTTTTATAAACTTAATATCTTTATTTTCATCTGCAAGAAAAGTGATATAAGGAAATATTTCTTTACATGGTTTGCAAAAGTTTGCTGAGAAAACTATAATAACCATATTATTATTTTTAATTAGACTATCAAAATCTAATAATTTAGTTATAGATAATATATTCATTTCTATATATCTTATAAGCAAATTATTTTATAATTTTTATCGCAAATAAATAATATTAATATATAAAAAATTGATTCGAATATGTATAAAAAGGTTATACACATATATTAGTATAATGCCTCCCAAAACTACAAAAGATAATGTCGAAGATAAGTATAAAAAATACGAACTTCTCGAACATATTCTCGCATTACCTGATACATATATTGGATCTATTGAACCTCAAAAAATAAATAGTTATATTTTTGACGAAGGTACGAATAAAATGATTGTAGATGAATTGGTTTATATTCCAGGATTACTTAAGATTTTTGATGAAGTAATAGTTAATGCTATAGATCATTCTATGAGATTGAAGTCTGAGGTTATTAAAGGAAAAGAAGATATTCGTCATGTTAAAAATATAAAAGTTACTATCGATAAGACAACAGGTACTATAACAGTATTTAATGATGGTAATGGTATTGATATTAGAAAACATGGAGCATATGGTGATTTATGGATTCCTGAACTTATATTTGGTGAACTTTTAACATCAACAAATTATGATAAAGGAGAAGAAAAGATTTGGGGTGGTAAAAATGGTTATGGTTCTAAATTAGCAAATATTTTCTCAAAAGAGTTCATAATTGAAACTGTAGATCATTATACAAGTAAGATTTACACACAAACATTTCGTAACAATATGACTGAAAGAGATGTACCTATTGTTAAAGCATGTTCTAAATTACCCTATACTCAAATTACTTTCACTCCAGATTATGAAAAGTTTGGTATAGATAATATAACTGATGATATATATAAACTATTTCATCGTCGTGTTATTGATGCATGTGCTACAACATTGAAAGAAGTATCTGTATCATTTAATGGAAGTAAACTTACAGTGAAAGACTTTGAAAAATATTGTGAACTTTTCTTGGATAAGAAGACACAACCTCATGTTTATGAAGCATCAGGTGAAAGATGGGAAGTTGTAGCAACTATTTCAAATTCAGGTTCATTCGAATATAATTCATTTGTTAATGGTATTAATACTATTAAAGGTGGAAAACATATAGAATATATTACAAATATTATAACTAAAAATCTTGTTGATATGACTTTAGCAAAAAAGAAAAAGAATGTTAAGTCTCAACATATAAAAGACAACTTATTTATATTTGTTAAGGCTCTTATTGTAAATCCAAGTTTTGATTCACAAAGTAAAGAAACATTAACAACACCTGTTTCTAAGTTTGGGTCTAAATGTGAACTTAGTGATAAGTTTTTCGAAAAACTTTTTAAAACAGGTATTGTAGATAAAGCTCTTAGTATCACTGAGTTTTATGATAAGAAAAAACTTGTTAAAACCGATGGAAAAAAGATTTCACGTATCATAGTTCCAAAATTAGATGATGCTAATTTCGCAGGTACAAAAAATAGTGCTGAATGTACTTTAATTTTAACAGAAGGAGATTCAGCAAAAACAATGGCTATTT